CATACTTGGTCAACCGCAAGAAAGTTTCGCGTTGGTTTGGTAGTTTGTTACTGTAAGTACAGTCTATTCTGAAGGGCACCTCAGAGCGTTCGAAAGATGTGGAATTGATATTCACAAACTTCCGGCTCTCGTAGGTCTTGCCGACAGACTCTTCCAAGCCAACGAAGGCAGTCACTCTTTTCCACACAGGATAGAGTTTGTCCTTGCACCGCATTGCGCAGTCGTCGCCGTTTATCAACAGTTTAGCATCGCGAAGTAAGATTTGTTTCTTCTCCACGATCTCCATTGCCCAACGACACATCGCTGCATTTGCTATACAAAGGACGGGAAACGACGTAATACTTCCCATTAACTGCCCGCAGAGTTGTTCAATAAGTTCGAACTTTTCGTTGATGAAAAGATGACCGGTGAGCGATTCCTTTAGAAGCCTCAATTCCTCATTGAGCAGACCAAGGACCTTCCCGAGATGAATGGCGATCTCCTCTGAAACCCAGCTTTGCAGGTTGTCAGTGGCCGCTGCGTAATCTCCGGATAGGTATGTCTCGTCTCCCTCTAGCTTTGTGCCGAGGGCTTCTAACATAACTTGCTCCGTAACGGTCTCTCCGATCAGTCGAAAGGTAGGGTGTTGTCGTAGCGTTTTGTGGACTTTCTGCCACAAGTTGCGTAGGAACATCTGGTGAAAAGGTGGGCCCTTAGTGATCACTCTGATCTTGAGGGACTCCGCCAGTGCGACCGGCTCTGCGATGGGTAACTCCTCACAGGCTGCGGTGTACACGTTTGTCATCAGTGTTGCAAATGCAAGTTCTAACGCTTTTTCACTCTCCTCGGACACAAACAACTCGTCATGCACTTTAAGGTCGTGCATGTTCTGTCTCTCGTCTTCCTCTTTACCCTGCGGTTTGCGGTGATAACCAAGATATCCACCATAGGTGCGAATGGGCTCCAACAGATCTTTGAATTCTGACCCTGGATCCAGCAATGCACCGACCACGCCCGCGCCACTCCTGCTCCTGATATAATTCGCACTGGTAGATGGGAAATGTCTTCATTCTATCTGTCCAGTCGTATGTCATGGTGCCCGAGAATAGTTCGTCCACTGTCCTTCTGAGTTGAAACTTAACTGTCTCTTTGCTCAGCGTGAGGGAGTCCTGTGCTCCTCTCCTGGAGAAGCCGATACCGCCGCCCAACATGTTTGCAGGGTAGCTCTCGACTTCGTTCCAGTCAGTCACCAGTGGATGCGAAAGTGGGTCTTGAATCTTGGTTGTGGTGATCTTCTTCACGAAGTCTTCCTCTGCGGCGGATAGCTGCGCCTTGTCTGGTCGGGGCATTCCTTTCTTTGTTTGAAGGATGCTCTGTAAGAGACTCTCACGATTGTTCTTCTTTTTTAAGAGAAGTGTGAGGTAGCGCCCGGCTCCACCACCGAGGAGGAAGGCTGGATTGTCGGCTGCCTGTTCGGAGAACGGCCTGGGCGGCATGCGTTGGGAGTTGTGATGCGAGTAAAAGGCGGCAAGTTTATACTTTGCTACCTTCATCCATGCGTTACTTCCCTTCTGTACTGCTCCAGGCGTATTCTCTACAAGCGTCAGCCAACGATCTGCTGTTGAAGATTGATCATCACTTCCCACATAACCGTACGTCCTTAACACAAGGACAATCGCTCTTAAACATTCAATAATTCTCTCTCGATTCAGGCTCTGAAGTTTCATATGCACTTTGGTGTGCACGTCTTCAGGTTCCGGTTTTGAGAGTGGAGGACCATCTACCA